AGTTCAATTTAGCATAATACAAGAATATGTTGCGGCTTGCTTAAATGTAAATATAGGAACTTACACTCAGGTTAGTAATTCTTATCATGTATATTTAGATGGTCCAGGAGGTGTAGTCTGGAATAAGATATCTAAACATTATACCAGTGGCGCTAACCTTTATGATTCCATAATTAAAAATAAAGTTATTATGTGTAACGAAGATATACTTCGTATAGATTATGATTTAGCTACATTCTTCACTGCTTATGATCTTTTTGGTATTGAGGAATTAGGGGAAATGCGTTGCTGGGAATCAGATTATTTTAATGAGCTTATTATGCCTATGTTATGTTTGTATTTAATATATAAACATAATGGGTCTAAAGAAGCTCTTAAGTATATTAAGAGTGTTAAAGCTGATGATTGGTCATTAGGTTGTGCTTACTGGTTACATAATCGTAAGGATAAATAATTATGAATGAATTATTTGAACATGAGTATTGTTGTGGTACTACATGCGATAGAACTAAACTTGAAGCTGAATTTAAAGATATGAAAGATAAACTTGAAGCTATCGAAGAATGTATTAATTGCGATTGTTATTTTAAGGCTAAGGTTAAGCATATTAAAGAAATTATAAAAGGAGGTAAGCAATGAATATTACTAAAGTATTAGAAAGTTCTAATGTAGAACGTTTCCATTCGGCTACAGGGATAGCAAATCAGACCATAGCGCAGCATTCTTGGGGCGTAGCTATGTTATGCCAATATTTTAAACCTGATTGCAGTAAGGAGCTTATATTAGCAGCTCTTACACATGATTGTACTGAATTAGAAACAGGAGATATACCTGCAACCACCAAGTGGAAAAATCCTAAATTAAAATTAATGTTAGATAAAATGGAGTCCGAGGTAGAAAAAGAATGGGGAATAAAATTTAAGTTATCTACTGATGAAACTAGATTACTTAAATTATGTGATGCTCTAGAAGGTATGAACTACTGCATTCAGCGTCGTAAACAAGGAGAATTAGAAGCATCGTATATATTTTATAGATGGTCTGACTTTGTTAGTGATAAGTTTATTTTTATTAATGAAAAAGAGCATGATTTTTACTATTTACTTATAATGGAAATGGGAGATATAAACCATGGGCGCAAATAATATGCAAGTCGGCGGTAATCATTATTCTAACGAATATCAACACTGGGATTTTGCTATAGATACTGATATGCCATATGTAATAGGTTGCGCTACTAAATATATTAGTAGATGGCAACAAAAGAACGGCATTGAAGATTTAAACAAAGCTATACATTATCTTGATAAGGCTGAAGAATCATACCAATATATGGATTATATGGATGCGGATGGTCTTATTGATAAATATTGTTCCCAATTAAGACCAGAAGAGGCCGCTATAATCCGTGCTATCTTTAATAATGAATTTGCCGAGGCAACCTTGGCCATAAAAGAAATAATTGTTGAGCACACTGTAGCAGAAACTTTCGATATTTACACAAGAGGTTAATATGTTATTATCTTATAATAGATTAGTAGGATTAGTTGAACAAGGTGTTATAAACGCACCTATTGAAAATATAAGTGGTGCAAGTATAGATATAACATTATCTAAAGATATTCTAATTGAAAAGTTCTTTGGTCATTTTAACCAAACCGAAGTAGATTTAAAGAACAAAGAAGTATTGAAAATGAAAGAGGTAGATATATCCGATGAGCCTTATTTACTTAGTCCCTCTCAGTTTATATTAGCCAGTAGCGAAGAAACTTTTAACCTACCTAATAATATAGCCTGTGAATATAAATTAAAAAGTTCGTTAGCTCGTTGTGGTTTACAACATATGTTAGCGGGATGGTGTGATCCAGGATGGAATAACTCTAAATTAACTTTAGAACTTAAAAATGTAACTAATCACCATTTTCTTATATTAACTGAAGGAATGAAAATTGGACAAATGGTATTCTTTGAATGTGAACCTGTACCAGAAGAAAATAGTTATGCTATTAAAGGTCAGTATAATAATCAGTCGACCGTTACAGGTAGCAAAGGAGTAAAATAATTATGTCTTTGGACCATAGTAAAATATTAATATGCGACGTTGAATGTTATATTAACTATTTCTTAGTAATGTTTAAGAAGCTGTCCAACGGAGAAGTTATTTATTTTGAGAAATTCAATGACTCTCCGTTGAGTAGACAGAATATCCTACATATTATTAATAAATATACTATTGTAACATTTAATGGTAATAAGTATGACCAAGTTGTTATAGAGGCAGCCTGCCAAGGTTTTAAGAACGAGGCTCTTAAGAAGATAACTGATTATTTAATAGTTGGTAAGGACGGGAAAGGTAATCAACCTTGGCAAGCAAGAAAACAATTTGGAATCTCTGCTCTTAAGTTTGATCATATTGATCTAATAGAAGTAGCTCCACTACAAGCCTCACTTAAAATATACGGAGGTAGATTACATTCTCCTAAGATGCAGGATTTACCAATTGAACCAGATGCTATAATAGAAGAGTCTCAATTACCACCTATGCGTAAATATTGTGGTAATGATTTAGATGTAACTGAACGCCTATTTAAACAATTAGAGCCTGAAATACAATTACGTATTAATATGTCTAATGAATATCATGTGGACTTACGTTCTAAATCTGATGCTCAAATAGCAGAGTCAGTTATTAAACAGGAAATGGATGACAAATTTGGGTTTATACCTAAGAGACCTAAAGTCCAAGCAGGTACTGAATATTATTATAAGGCTCCTGATAACTTAGTATTTGAATCTAAAATTATGAAGGATATATTTAGACAGTATACCGAATTACCTTTTACTGTATCTTCTAGCGGTTACGTGGAATTCAATTTTGAAATGACCGATGAAGATAGAATAAAATCAGGTAAGAATAAGGGTAATTTACCTGATTCCAAGGGAAAATGTAAATTCACAATAAATAATACTAAATATACCTGTGGACTTGGGGGTCTCCATAGTTGTGAAAAATCAACCAGACATACTAATAACATAGGTATATTAAGAGATTATGACGTAGCTAGTTATTATCCTCGTATTATATTAAATAATAAATTATACCCTAAGCATATTGGTAAGCCTTTTCTTGATATTTATAATAGCATAGTTGAGCGTAGACTTAAGGCTAAACAGGAAGGGGATAAAGTAACTAACGAAAGTCTTAAAATTACTATTAACGGTTCTTTTGGTAAATTAGGTAGTAAGTGGTCATGTTTATATTCTCCAGACTTAATGCTACAAGTTACGGTAACAGGTCAGCTAACTCTACTAATGTTAATTGAACGTTTAGAGTTAGCTGGTATACCTGTAGTCAGTGCCAATACTGATGGTATTATAACTAAGATGACACCGGAGCAAGAAGAAACAGCAGATAATATAGTTAGTGATTGGGAGTTCGATACTGATTATAAGATGGAGAGTACAGACTATATTAGTTTAAATAGTAGAGGTATTAATGATTATATTGCTGTTAAAGAATCAGGATGTAAAGGTAAAGGAGCTTACTCAGACCAAAGAGAACATTATTATAAGTTGCGAAGTAACCCCAGTAACGATATATGCACCGAAGCCGTAAAAAGCTTTTTACAGAACGGGACTTCAATCGAAGAAACAATAAATAATTGTAAAGACATTACCAAGTTCTTAAACGTGAGAACAGTTAAGGGAGGTGCAGTCAAAGATGGAGAACTAATAGGTAAAGCTATTAGATGGTATTATGGTTCCGAAGAACTAGATGCTATATTTTATAAGACTAGCGGTAACAAAGTTCCAAAATCAGATGGAGGGGTTCCTCTAATGAACTTACCTGAAAAGTTCCCATCCGATGTAGATTTCAAATGGTATATAACGGAGGGTAAACGTATATTAAAAGATATAGGATATAAATTATAAATAACACTTTACTTTTACAACCATATAATGCAAACTTAATATGTAGTGTAAATTAACTTAATCTCCAATTAACCAGATAGGTACTAATATGTCCAAATTAGACGAACTAAAGAAAATTAGTGAAGAAAAGAAATTGCTTGCCGCGAAACAAAAAGCTCTACGTGAAGAGTTGGATGCAACTAAAGATGTACGTAAAGAAGCTCGTAAGGTTCAAGCTACAGCTCGCAAAGATGTACGGGAACAAAAGGCCGAGCTACGGGAACTATGTGCTAAAATTTATGAAGTATTCTCTTCAGGAGACACAGAAGTTGTCGGTAAGTTAGCCGATGATATTATGGAAAGTGCAACTGCTTTAAGTGGTAGTGTCCGTAAGTTTGCAGA